CCAGTAGATTATTCAACATCCATTCACGGCAAATCATTATATGATCATCACGTTGCCAAACGATTTTATCGTGACTCAACTCAACATAGTCTGTGGCAATAAACCGAATAAGTTGTTCAGCAGTAAGTTTTTTTGTATATTCACTCATTGACTTGTTCTTTCATTTCTTTCAAAACTTTATTAAGAGGTTCCATCATCATGACTCTAGAACAAGTAATCTGCACAGGATGAAACTCATGACCACTGTTTGATTCTTCTACCGTATCAAGCAGCTTGAAAAACTCTCCAATGAGTTCACGTAGTCGTTGATTTAGCATACCCACAGGTTCACATGCATAGCAAGAGCCTTGGTAACCATTTCTATATCTTTCTAGTTCTTTTTCTGTTTCAGTCATCTGGTTTTTCCCATGCCCAATTAACAGTTACAAAATCCGCAATACAATTTTCTTCAGTGATAAATTCATGACCTTCGCCATACTTTTTTACCATCAATGGATACCAAACTGGCCAGTATGCATCAAGAATATCTTTCTCAGTAACAGTGTGTATTACATCCTTAGTCCAATGTTCACCTTGTTCAAGATACAAATATGTTTTCATTAGAACTTTTTCCAATAATAAGTTGAGTTGCCAGTCTTAAACCGAACACACTCAGTCACATTACCATCCTCGTCTGTTTCTTCCCATTCGTCTGTAATTTCAGTAATGAGAGTAGTTTGCCACCAATCTTGCTGCTGAAATGAACGAGCCATCATTGATCCAACTCGCATTACAACACCTACACGAGGACGAGCATTATATTCTTCTTCATACTTGAAAAACAGTCCTTCTTCATCACGAACAGGAATGAGAGCCAAAGATAGAGGACCAGAATCACCCATACCATCTTTTGTTCTATACATCGAATAAGGCATAATATAACTCCACAAAAGTTTGGCGGAAGCGGTGAGATTCGAACTCACGGAGGATTTTCACCCTCGCTGGTTTTCAAGACCAGTACCTTAAACCACTCGGTCACGCTTCCATAATGGCGACCACGGCTGGATTCGAACCAGCGACCCACAGCTTAGAAGGCTGTTGCTCTATCCAACTGAGCTACGTAGTCATTGTCTTATTGATTATATATTGGTTATGAATTAATGTAAATATAAATATCTCTGTGGCCATTAAAAAGGAATTAATCATGGTAGATCATAGTCAAATGAAATTAGGAAAATTGCCTGCAGAGCATTCTCCAGAAACAAAATATCTTGCAGCATACATGACTGCAGAGTCTATAAATGTTCCAGCTACTGTTACAGATTATACTGATATTTCTCATTGGCCTATGATGGCTAATGATCGTGTTGGCGATTGCACAATTGCTTCTGCAGGTCACTGTATTCAGAAATGGACTCATTTAGCTCAATCAAAAGAAGTTGATTTATCAGACGCAGTAATTTTACAAATGTATTCTGCTATTACGGGATATAATCCACGCGATCCTAATACAGATCGTGGCGCAGTAGAAAGAAATGTTCTTAGCTATTGGAAGTGGCATGGTATTGGCGGTCATAAGATTAATAATTATCTTGCCGTAGAAGTTAGTCAAATCAATCAGCTTAAGCTATGTGTATATCTATTTGATGTATGCTATATTGGTGTAGCTCTTCCTATTACAGCACAAAATCAAGATATTTGGGCTGAATCAGTTGGTCCTAATGCTGCACCAGGTTCATGGGGTGGTCATGCTGTACCAGTCGTAGGTTATAATGCAATTGGTCCAGTAGTTATTACCTGGGGTGAAGTCAAGCAGATGACCTGGGGATTCTGGAGCAAGTATGTTGAAGAAGCCTGGGCTGTTCTAAGCACTGACTGGGTCAATAAACAAAATATAGCCCCAAATCATCTGACTTGGAATGAACTGGTACAAGATCTTTCAACAAACTTTAAGTCTTAATAGTTGAAAAGTCTTTACGACCAGCTTTCTTAGTTACAAACTTCATGTTTTGATCTTCATCAAGGCGTTGACCGTATCCAGTATTATCCATGACAGGTCCAGTATCATCAAATGTATTTTGAGCTGATGATTCGACATCATAGAGTTTCATTCTGGAACGGTCAACGCCGATAACAAATGATTTATGAGTATTAAGATCATTATAACGATTCTTAAGTTGTTTGACCAGAAGCTGATGAATTTCTTCTAGTTCATCAGTAGAAATCAAAGCAAACATCAAGTCAGCAGTTGCCGGAAGGCCAAAACTTTCAGATGTATTTGTAAGATCCACATCAGAACTATTGAAGCCATCACGATTAGTTTGAGTTGCAGTAACAATTGGTACTTCAAACTCAACAGCAAGACCACGAATTTCTTCAGCAATTGCCTTAATATAAATGTAACTATTGACTGCATTGCCCATCTTCATACGAGATGAAGCACAAATATTCAAATAATCGATGTAGATAATATCAGGAGTAAACTTCTTTTTCAGTTTGAGTTCCTGAATAAGATGTCTGAAGTTAGCACTGCCAGCAACAGATGTTGGATATTCCTTAATAATCAGTCGACCCTTACACTTAGATCTCAGACGATCCATTTTCTTTTCATAAGCATCTTTTGGCAGAACCTTAAGTTCATCTACAGTCACATTAAGTAGATTTGAGTCAATACGTTCTGCAATCTTTTCTTCAGCCATTTCCATTGTAATATACAATACATTAGCACCAGCCATAAGATTAGATGCAGCCATATGACACATGAACATAGTCTTACCCACACCGGTGCCTGCAAGAATAACATTGAGAGTCTTTCTTGGCAAACCACCACGAGTAATAACATTAAAATAATTTAGATCAAATGGAATTCTTTGTTCCTTTTGATGATAAAACTCATAACGAGAAGCTGAGTCAGACAAGAAGTCGTGGCCAACGCTTTCATCAAAAGAAATGGCAAGTGCTTCAGAAAGAATTTGTGGGATTGATCCCTTACCCTTATCTTTAGACTTGCCATCAATGATTGTAATAGACTCAGCAATAGCATTATATACTGCACGTTCTTGACAATACTTTTCAGTTTCATCTACAAGCCAATTAAAGTCTGTGGTTGCATCATAGTTAATTCCACCAAGAGTTTCTTCAATATTATTATAAACTTGGGCAGGAATACCATTAATCTTATCAATATCAATTCTCAGTGCTTCAATAGAAGGCACGGAATTATACTTGTCGAGATAATTCTTTACTGCACCATAGATAATCTTATTGCTTTCATTAGAAAAATATTCATTCTTGATATATGGAATAACCTTTCTTGTATAAGCTTCGTTGTTAATCAGATGTGCAAGAATTGTGTTCTCAATCAACCAATTTCTCCTTCTTCTTCTTGAAGAATATTACCATGGGATACAGCATAAGTATTCTTTATATATTGATTAAACTTGACATCCTTGAGTACTTGATCCCAGAAATCCTTAGTATTAGTATCCTTTTCACGGAACTTCTTAGCTTCAATTTCACCAGTTTCTGAATCTACTCTTGAATACCAACCATTTGAAGGCTTTACAACAAACCCGCCTTCAACGGCCACGTCAAGCAAACCAGACCACTTCGAGATACCACCATTATGCGATACTGTAATTGGAATCTTTGACTTTTCCTTTACATATCGAGACTTTTCAACATTGATAATAAAATGGTAACCCATAAGTTCCTTACCATCCTTATCTTGTTGACGGCCGATAATAAAGATATTATCTGCTGAGTAATAAGAACCGGTACCACCTGAAACAACTGGCTTTGCAAACATTTCCATGGTCATATAAGTATGATTTACGACAATCATTGGAATGTCCTTAAGAGTCAAATAAGGTGTAACCATTCTGAACAAAGACTTGATTTGCTTTGCTCGAGACATGTCAGCCACCGACTTTTGTTCCTTTGCATCCTCAACTTCCTTCTTTGAAGCAAGGTTACCAATCGAGTCGATAATGATAATTACCTTATCACCGCGGTTAATTTCTTCAAGCTGTTGTACGACATCAAACTTCAGTCGTTCAATATCAACAATAGGAGTATGCAGTACACGGTTCATATCAATCTCAAAAGACTCAAAGTATGCCTTAGGAGTACCAAATTCTGAGTCATAGAACAACAGCACAGACTCAGGATACTTATCCATATATGACTTTGCCATAAGAAGTGAGAAGGCTGTCTTGAAGTGTTTGGATGGTCCAGCCCACATTGTAAGACCGGGAGTAAGTCCACCATTAAGATCACCCGACAAGGCAACATTAATCATAGGAACTCGTGTTGTAACCATATCCTTATCATTAAACAGATTTGACTCAGTAAGAATATCTGTTTCTTTAATAGTAGAATTTTTCTTAAGCTTAAGTAGAAGACTCATTTTAATTCCTTATCCAAAAAAATCTGAAAGTGTAGCACGCTTCTCGGTAGAATATCCAATTACATCAAGTATACTTTTAATTGGTTCGAGATATGCTTTAGTAAATTGTAACTCATAGTCAATATATTTGTCAAGGTCTAATTGTCTCGGCAAAGTATTTACTACCGAGATTACATTCTCACGAAGAGGGTTTGGAAGTTTAAGATAACAGAACTTAATCTTCTCGCCTTCTTTTACAAGCTCGATTCTGTTTTCGAGTTGCTTTGATTGAAGTAGATTGTTAAACACCAATGCACCGCGGACATGGATAGGAGTTCCTTTTTTGTATATGAGATCTTTGTCCTTGTATTCCGTGAGATTGTTACATCCTCTGGGGAATGCGATTTCTTCGAACGGGAGCTTTTTGAACTCACTTCTGAATTCTTCGATTGTTTTGATGACATCTTCTTCTGTACCTTTCATAATAATTTTAAGTGTGTCTTTAATTTTTTCTCGACAAGATGAAGGTGTTGATGATTTGACGGCTTCGATACCCATCATCTTAAGCTTAGGTTCTTTATATCTTACGCCTTCATTGTCGTATACATTAAGTATATACCTCTTCTTTGCAGTCCATATTCCCTTATCTGCCAAAGCTTCTCGCTTCATTTTCAGGAATGGAGTATAAGCATTAGTATATTGTACAAGATCATTAAAGCTTTTGTTAATTACTTCTTGAATAACTGTTCCGCAAGCTTTATCCATAAAATCAATAGCTTTTTCTGTCGTATAATTCTTGACCATTGATTTGACAAGATCATTTAGATTAAGATAAACCGAGTCAGTATCAATTGCAATAACACGATCAATATTTGTAGTATTGAGAGTCTTATTCAAGAATGTATTGATATGTCGTTCAGTCCAACGGATTGCAAGCTGACCTGTAAGAGTAATTGCTTCCGCAAATTCAATTTGGAACCACCTGAAGTATTGATTTCCAAGTGCACCATAAAGAGAGTTGAGCTGAATCTTTCGAGCCATTTGAAGATTATTATACTTAGAGATTTTATTCTCAAGATCAACTGATGGATTTTCTTGATATTCTTTTTGAGCATCAAGCATCATACGTTTATACATCTTTCTTTCACTCATCATCTTTTCGACAAGCTCTGGAAAAATACCTTTGATGTCCTTATCCCAAAGACATCCATTTGCAGTAATCGCTACGTTTTCTTCAATACACTTTTGCTGAATAGTCGTATTATCAAAGTCTCCACGCACAAGACTATCAACAGAAGGCATATTATGAATACGGCCTCTGAATGTTTCGGGAGAAATATTATACTGAACAATAAGAGAAGGATACAGACTTTCCACGTCAAATGATGCAGTATGCTTATGCATTCCAACAATAGGATCTTTTACATATGCACCAGCAAACTGATCATACTTCTTTGTAACCTTATTCTTAGAAATAATAATATTTTTCTTGAACAGATGATTATGAATAATAACATCCCACAGACGCACAGAAGTAAACACATCAGAGTAATTGATCTTAGCATCATAAGCAACAGTCAAGGCAAGACTGATCAGACCCATCTTTTTTTCAAGACGGTCAATCAGCAGCACATCGTGTACGTTATACTCCATGAACTTTTGGAAGTTACGTTGATAAAGATCATGTAGACCTTCATATTCGCTATAATCCAGCTTTCTTTCACCAAGTTCAACAAAAGCAATATGGTCAAGTTTATAAGATTCTTGGTTTGTGTAAGTAAACTTACGATACAACTGTTCATAGTCAAGGATACATACACCTTTGATCTTATAAGTCTTTTGTTCTTTGTTGTTTTGGAAAATAGTGTCTTCTTCAATGATTTCCCATGGTGATAGCTTCTTGATAGCTTCTTCACCGAGTACTACTTTGACACGGTTAACAATATATGGAATATCAAAGAGTTCAATGTGCCAACCAGTTACAATATCAACATCCCACTGATTCCAAAGATCAAGAAACTTATAAAGAAGAGACTTTTCATCTTTACATTTTACATACAGCACGCCTTCAGCAGGTTCATAATCACCACAACCAAATGCCATAACCGTATTACGGCGCTTCATAGAAATTGCTGTAATTTCTCTATCTGCACGTTCAATATTTGGAAATCCATCTGAAGAATCAACTTCGATGTCGATTGCTACAGTATTAATTTCATTAGGATCATAATTAATTTCATTGGGAAATCTATCATTGAGATAGGTATAGATGTAACGGTCAAGACCAAAGACTTCAAAGCCATCAACATCTTCATATTTCTTTACAAAATCTCTGGCACCACGAATGCTATCAAGTTCAAGCTTATCAAGGCTTTGACCAAAGAGAGATCTATATTGTGAATCTTTATTTCGTGAAGGAATAAACATATAAGGTTTATATTCAACGCGCTTTTGAACTCGCCGACCATTATCCCTACCACGATAGTAGATGTAATTGCCACGAATACTAACATCAGTGTAATATGCAGCCATAGATCCTCCTAAATATATATTCTATATTATACCACAGATCATAATTAATTGGAAACAAAAAATGCTTACTCCACAACAATTAGAAACTATTTGCGCACCTAATATTGCGCATTGTGCAAACTATGTTGATGCATTAAATAAAACCTTTGATATGTATCAAATCAATACTCCATTAAGACAAGCATCGTTTCTTGGTCAGATTATAACAGAATCACAATACTTTAATGCTGTTGTAGAAAATCTTAATTATTCTATGTCGGGTTTACTGAGTACATTCCCACATACATTTAATGCTACAACTGCTCAACAATATGCACATAATCCTGAAATGATTGCAAATAAAGTTTATGCAAGTAAGTATGGTAATGGCAATGAAGCATCAGGCGATGGTTGGAGATATCGTGGTAGAGGGTTGATCCAAATTACATTCAAAGGTAATTATATTCTTCTTGCTCACTCATTACAAAAGACTCTTGATGAAACAACCACATATCTAGAAACTATTGAAGGCGCAGCAGTATCTGCCGGATGGTTTTGGAATTATCATGGGTTAAACGATTTTGCCGATAAACTAGATAATGCTTCTATTACAAAGGTCATTAATCCTAGTATGAGAAATCTGCAAAACAGAATTAACTTCTTTAATATTGCACAAAAAGTTTTATTATCAACATAAAAAAATAGGGGAGATTTCTCTCCCCTATTCTCATTATCGCATTGTCTCTGCCAAGAATTCTTGATGTGCTTTTTCTTCATCATCAATTTCAATTTGTCTTGGCTTCTTTTCATCTGGAATAATATTTTCCAAGAAGATCTTTAATAGACCATTAGTCATAGTTGCTGATTTTACTAAAATCGTATCAGCAAGTGTAAACTTATGGGAGAATGCTCTTTTAGCAATTCCTTGCCAAATATACTCAGAAGAATCTGCTTCTTGAGTAGTGTTAGATTTTACAATAAGTTCACCATTGTTATATTCAATGATGATATCTGTCTTTGTATAACCTGCTACAGCAAGTTCAATAAGATACTTATTTTCTTCTAATTTCTTTACGTTATATGGGGGAAAGTTGGATGTCTTTACCACAGTGTTAGCAGTAAATGCTGCCAACTTATCAAGAAGTGGATCAAATCCAATAGTATAACGCGAAAAATGTGGTGTATAGGCAGTGTCGTAAAAAGTCTTCATTTGTTTCTCCTTTGAAAGCAAGAATAAGTCCTGCCGACCTCGAAAGCATCGGCAGAACTATTTATTAACAAATCTTAGAACTTATGAGCAACAGTTACCATAAGACCGGTAGAATTTGTCTTGTGGTCACGATCAAAAAATTGATAACCACGCAGACGGGTATTAACGAGGCTCAGAGCAGCTTCAGTAGAACCTGGCAGAGCAGCAGCAACGCCACCTGAAACTTGAGTTTCATTCAGAGAAGCAGCATTCCAACCTTCACGATGCTGAAGACCAGCACGGAAGTCAAAAGGACCAACGTTTACACCATAAACATTGAATACTGCAGGTGCAAGTTGATGCGAGGTCTTAACACCATAGCCATAGAATCCGGCATGATAACCTGAAGCAACTTGTTCACCAGCTTCGACGTTTACCTTAGTGGTAAATCCGCGCCATGCAGGAAGAGAGGTACCAACACGACCCGAGAAAAAAGTTGCATCTGGGCCATTCTTTTCGCTCTGACGGCTTTCAAGAGCAACACCGTAGTCAAGAACTTGATTTGCATTGTTATAACGCAGACCATACTGATCAAAACCATGCCGAGTATTTCCACCGGAAAACAGAGCTGATCCGGTTACAGTACCTTCTGCTTGAGCAGATACAGCACTAAGAACTGCAATAGCTGCAGCGATAATAAAAGTCTTCATTTATTTCTCCTATTATGAAAAGATCAAAAGTACTTCCACTTTGATCCAAAAATGATACGTGTCATTACACGAACTAGCCACTTTGGCTTTTTAACTAATCTATATATTACTTCTTCATTACCAAATACATCCCAAGAACATACAAATTGATGTTTACTAACAACTTTTATGAAGTCAGGATTATCATTCACAATCCACATTATCTATTCCCAATATTGTACTTACTCTTTAGTTCCCATTTACTTTTATCTTTAAATGGAATAATTTTAATCTGACCAATCTGAGCCACATTATCTTGTGATTTCTGAGGATCAGCTAAATTTACTAAACCCCATTCAGCTAAAAGATTTGCAATTGTATTTCTTCTTGCAATATCATTATCGGAAAAGTCTGCGTTCTTGCCATCCAGAGAAAACAGTTCTTTGAAGTGAACGATATAATAACGTCCTTGCTTGTGCAATATATGGCATGACTGATACAGCGTATTATCCTTTTTGGATGCAACACCAATTCTAGTTAAAGTTTCTTTAACTTTCAAAAAGTCATCTCTATTAGGTAGATAGACTTCAATCATGGAATCTATTAAATTGCTCATTTAATTCCGCCTTGTTCTTTTTTACCTCTAAGTACTGACAGTTGATCTTCAGACAAAATAGAAAGAGCTTGGCGGGCCTTTTCATAACTATAGTTATAATAAGACTGAACCAAGCCTAGATCATCTACAGACACCGGTTTGACCCATTTAGCAAAACGCTTCTTAGATCTAATAGTATTTATCAGATAATCATTCTTAAGTTTGGAATCAATTTCGTGGTACATATTCATTTCATTAGCATACAGGACCGTATCAATAAAGTATGATAGACCTTTGTTTACTAAATATGAATTATACTTACGTTCTGCTTCCTTTTGATCTTCTGCAGTTCTTATCAAATCCACCTTGGATTGTGAAATAGCGTTAATATAATCAAAAGGATTACCACTCATTTGAATTCACAATCCGCAAGGATTTCAGTTAAACAAGATACAAGGTTTATTTCTTGATCTGCAACAAATGCTGCCTTATACTGATACTCAGCAAGATGAATAACAAGTTGAGGGACAGAAGTTGGTTGCAAATAATCATAAGCAGTATCATAAAGCTTTTTGAACAACTCAGTTGTATCAATATCAATATGTTCTGCTACCCACTTACGAACCATTGGAAAGTTCTTGTCAGACAAGTGCTTTACCAAAAGTTCAAATACAGCATCATTAAAATTAGAAAGAATTCCAGAATCAATTCTACCAATAGCAGAATACCTCTGAAGTTCATTTAGAATACGGCGCCAATCTGGAAGATGCTTACTGATAACAGCAGCAAGTGCAGCTGGATCAAATTCTACGTTTTCAGTACTAAGAATTTGCTTAGCTCGCTTCATAAATTGAGCAGCCATAGTAGGCATATCAGATTTATTGATCTTGAACTCAATTACAGAACACCGCGAGTGCAGAGGTTCAATAATCTTATTCTTGAAATTACAAGTCATGATAAATCCACAATTCTTGGAAAATTCTTCCATGAAATTGCGGAGAGCCGGCTGAGTTGAATTTGCATTCAGATAGTCAGCCTCATCAAGAATAACATATTTACGACCACCTGAGAATGAAACTGTAGAAGCAAAGTTCTGAATTTCATTTCTCAGGGTGTCGATATTGCCATTCATAGATCCGTTGATGACAATATAATCCGCCTCCAGTTCATCAAGCATAGCTCGAGCAACAGTAGTCTTACCAATACCAGCAGTACCGGTAAGAATTAGATTTGGAATATTCTTTTGATCGACGAATTGTTGAAAAGTAGTTTTAAGGGTTTCAGGTAGAATTGTATCACTAATCTTTCTAGGCCGATACTTCTCGGTCCAGAGGAATTGATCCATCATAATATAATTTCCTTTTACTTACTAAGGCAAGCAATCCAATAAGTCAGATCGCTAGTTTCAAACCAACAAATACCAGCAGTTGTAATAGATACTTGATATTCTGCTGGGATCAGCTTCAAGTTTTCAGGCTTAAGAATAACTTGAAAATCTTCATTAGTTTCACCAACTTCAAGCTTGAAAGTATCTGAAGTAGATTCCTTCGAGTTGATAGCTGAGATAGTAATAACTCCATCAGCACCAGTGATTGCAACATCAGGCATTTGAAGAATTGCACCAGCCTTAGATATAGCTGAGAGACTTTCAGATGTCAGAGTAAATGTTGCAACTGGATCTGGGAAGTTATTGGTCTTCTTTGAAGGCGAGTCAACCATTTCTGGATTTGCATAAGTGTAATTAACACGTTGCTTACCAGAACTAACGGTCACATACTTGTCTTGAAAATCGAAATCTGGATCTGTGAAAAGAGAAATAACTCCTAGAAACCTTGAGAGTTCATAAATTGCAAAATCCTTAGGAAAGGATTCAGGAACAGTTGCTTGAGCAAACATAGACTTTGTTGGAGCAATAGTTCTAATTTCATTACCAGCTCTAATGAAAATTGTTGGATTGATAGTAGAAAAGTTCTTCAGAACTTGTAGAGTACGTTCACTAAGCTTCATAATATTCTCCAAAAGTGGAACTATAATATATTATACAATATTCACGAATAAATGTAAAGGGAAAAGAGGAGTTTACACTCCTCTTTTCTTTAACCTTATAATCCAAGATATAGTCTTAGCTAAGAAATGTACCTGGATTTGTGCTACCACCTGTAACTGGAACTACTGGGGCAGTATTTGGATTAGTCTGAACTGGAGGCTGAATAGGAACCAGAGGCTGATTATTCAGAGCAGCAAGAATCAGAGCAATTGCGGCTGTAAGAACATGTGAAGCCAGATTCTTGATCCAACCAAGTTCTTCAACTTCAGCAGCTTGAAGAACGAGAACTTCAATAGCTGCAATATCCCCAGTAGCTACACTTGGAAGAATCCGAATAACAAGATTCTTAAGAATAGCATACTGAGAAGGAAGCATTCCAGTCAGAATGATCTTGAAGTCATCCCAAAGAATTGAAGCAACAGCTTCAACAAGAACTACATCCTTTTGAGTTTCATGGGTTACTGCATTCCAAGCCTTTTGCAGGTCTGCATTAATGAGGTCTAATAGTGTAGGCATTTATTTCTCCTAATTACTTCTTTTTACCAAGCTTTGTTGGATCGACGGTTGCAGAAGCTCCAATAGCTGCAAGATCAGCAAGAGAGCCACCAAAAATATAGGATCCTACGTGTTGCAGTCGAATCCATGGGCAGAGCCAAACCTTAAGGTTGGCCTTACGTGCTTGTTGACAGAACATATAATCTTCTGACAGATATCTCTTAGTTTCTGGATCAATGATACAATCAAAGAATGCAGTAATTTCGCGGCTGCCATCAAAGTGTGCAGTACGAACGTGATCTGGCTTGTATGAATACTCAGGATATGCTGCTGCATATGCTTCAAGAGTTTCACGCTTGATCATCATGAATCCAGTACCAGATTCAAGAACTTCTACTGGTTCACCAATAGGAATCTCGCTCTTGTTGCCGACTGGGTTGAATACATAGTCACCAACATAATTTTCAAGAGCATTAGCATCAGTATCAGCAATACCACGATCCACTGCCATCTTGATCTTTTCCCAAGCAATACACTTCTTAGGATAAGGTGCGCACAGAATATCATATTCATTATCTTCTGTCGACATTAGAGCCAACATTGCAATAACGTCTTGAGCATTGAATCCAATATCGGAGTCAATGAACATCATGTGTGTACAGTCTGAACGAAGGAATTCATCTGTACAATAATTTCTTGCTCTTGTGATTAGAGATTCATTAAACAGATAATAAAACTTTACTTCAATTCCATAATGTACTGCTGCTGCAGAAAGATCGTTTGTCGATCTACAGAACATACCGGCACATTGGCCACCATACATAGGT